GATCTCGGAGGCGGCGTTCACGATTTCTTCGTTGCCGTCCTGCGTGGCGCGGTCCTTGGCGGCGATCACCGCACTGCGGTAGACCTTTCCACCCTTGCCGAACGGGAAGTCGAAGCAGTCCTTGGCGGTCTTCGAAGCGTCCGCCCCAAGGTGGTACTTCCCAAAATGCTTCACATCGGTGCCGTCGGCACCGAGAAGCCTGTCCGCGTCCGCTGCATCGAACGTCCAGGGGGTCGTTTGGTCAACAGAAGCACGACGCGCCAAGTTTTTTGCGTACGCGATGCCGTTCTTGTTGAGTTCGACGCCCAAATTGTTCTCCGAACGCAAAAAGGTCCATCAGGCGGGTTTCGCTTGATGGACCTCTGGTTTCAGTCGGTCTCGGCCCTTTTGGGCCTAATCTCGCTTGAAGCTACGCAATCATCGGGCCATTGTCAACAGGATCCTAGCAGGCCGCTTCCTGGGCTGACCCCCGGCATCCAGAAGACGGCGGGTTAGGAGAACCCTCCGGGTGGATCCGCTGCAATGAGCGAAATAGCTGCAATGAGAATAGCTGCAATGAGAATAGCTGCAATAAGCAGCCGAACAACAAAGGAACAAAGAGATGAGCATCTTTAGCGCAATTGACGAAATCATTACCGAACATGGATCAGCCAAAATCCTTCGGGAGCGTTTGCTTCTCCTCAAGGACCAAGCCGAACTTCTCCTCAATGAGAATGTAAAGCTTAAGGAAGAATTGACCAGCATGAAAGCAAAGAATTCCGAACTTCACGAAAAGGTAGCCACCTACGCGGTTTCGGAAGAGTTTGTCGAGTATGGGATGGCCCTTTTTAAGAGAAAAAGCAAAGGGGCGTACTCCGATTCTCTCTACTGCCCACGGTGTAAGCATACGTTATCTACCTCCATGTTTGGGAATTACAGATGCAAATCGTGTGACCATACTTCCGAAATCCGCACGGGCATGATTCCCACCGCAATTGCCGATCTGGCTACCCGTGACAAAGCCGCCACAGATTAGCAAAATCATGAAATTACACCTAACAATCCCGTTCCACCGACGACCCACTTCGTGGGTGCGGTGAACAGGGTCGTTAGGAGAACCCTCCGGGTGGATCCGCTGCAATGAGCGAAATAGCTGCAATGAGAATAGCTGCAAACAGCGAAGGAACGAAATGAGCAACAGAATCAGCGCGAATACAAAGACTATCTCCGTCATTATTGGGTGGCTCGTAACAGCCATTCCAAATCTTGGACTATGGTTTACCTCACAAAGCAGCACGCCCAATACGACATTCAGAATAACCTGCGCGGGCATTTCTCTACTTGCCCTAACCACATTTATAATATCGGTTATCCACGACAATGTTTTATTCAACAAAAATAAGCAGGAAATACGCTCACTTGCGACAGCTGTTCGTGAATCAAAACGAGGAGGAAGGTCCGCTGAATGGGGCGGGCATGTGCAAACTCTGGTTGATAAACTTTTCACGTCAGATGCAGAATTGTTCAAGTATGAATCATCATCCCTATATCCGCTGCTTGTAAAACTAGATAAGAAGCGCCCTGGAAGAGACGACTTGAACGTGTGGAGTTCTCCGAATTGGAACGATTTCAACGAAGCTGTGTTGGAATTATTGTGCATTGTTGAGCGGCAAATTAAATGATGTCCAACATTTTCAAAATTCCCCAAAGCGTAATGAGTGGGCCAACTATGGAGAATATCTCAAGCCAAAGATCTACGAGCCACATAGTTCAACCTCCCAGCAAACCACACCTAACACCCCGTTCCACCCGGATCTCGCTTCGCCAAACGCGGTGAAGACGGAGCGTTAGGAGAACCCTCCGGGCCGGATTTAGCTGCAATGATTTAGCCGCAGATCCGCTGCAAATAGCTGCAAATAGCTGCAAATAGCTGCAGATAGCTGCAGATAGCTGCAGATTTAACAACAAAGGAACGCGATGAACGAATTGAACAAACTCGCCAAAGGTATCCTCGACATGGCTACTAAAGTTACGCAAAGTCCTGAGTTCGAAAGAACTTCCGAAGTTCTTTCTCATCTTCCAAGAGATTACGCTGCAGAGCATAGGCAACAAATTCAGATGGAAGTCGAATCCAGAGACAGTATTCCGAAGGAAAGTCTTCACCGGCTCACCAGCATTGCCGAATCTACGCAATTGACAAAAGATGAGTTGCGCAGGTTCCGTGCCGACTTCGCGCGACTTGACGAAGAATTTTCTGACTTCAAAAGATCGCAGCAAGCGTGGTTCATCCCATGGGTTGGTATTGCCATTGGGCTCGTGGCACTATTTGTCTCGATCTGCGCTCTGTATAGATGATAGATTCTTCCACATTGGTAATATATCCCAAAGGAAAATACAGCTGATGCTGTTGCGCAAATCATGAAGATGAATATCAGAAGTCTCTGCTCATCTACGCGCATGGTTCAACCTCCAACAAAATCACCCCTAACACCCCGTTCCACCCGGATCTCGCTTCGCGAGCCCAGGTGAACAGGTCCGTTAGGTGGAAAGTCTACATTAAGAATCTCCGAATACCAACAACTATCCGCGCCGAGATGCCCCTACAGGGTCCCTCCCACCGGGAATGGGCCTCGGAGGGGTCTGCGGCTTCTCTACAACGTCGTCGGTGTGGAACCTTTGTCGCTCGCATACTTCGATGTCAACCTTCGAAGCGGCGTCGGAATTGATGTGGATCGTAATGGTACCGTGGTGCATCGACTGGGCCCTTCGGGTGATGAAGGTGAGAGTTTCGTCACTCAGATCCGCCATCCCCGACCCTTTCTTGTGCGATGCTCATCATGAATTCGAAGATAACTTCGTCCGAAGCGTCCTCGGCCTCCAAAAGCGCCCGAAGCTCATCGATCCGATCGCCGGTGGTCGAGTTCCCAGCCCGTGGTGTGTGGACCTTCGTCGCCCCTGGCTGCGAGACGCCCTTCTCCTGCTTCCCGCTGATGGCCGCTGCCGCGTTCGGATTTCGCTTGCGGAAGCTCTCCGGAGTGCTCCTTTGCTTCGTCACTTCCGCTGTCGACTCACTCGGAAGCGTTGGCTGCGCTGACGCTGATGCGTGCGGGGTGGTTTTCCCGCCTTCCGTCACGCCGTCCTCGTCCCCGAGAGAACCCATTCCGAGCTGCAGCATCATGATGTCGGGCGGCGGCGTCACTGCGGACGCAGGTACACTCATGTTTGGCGAGTACCTGCCGAGGTACCTTGACGCACGGATCTCCGTTGGGCTGAGGATGCTGTTCACGCGGTTCAAAGAATCCCCCTGTGTCAGCTTATAGTACACCTCGGCCTTCTCCTTCTCGCTCATCGACCAAACCGGCCGGAACACCGCATGATACTCCTCCGGCTTCGTCTCAGGATGCACCCGCGCGCCGATCCACACCGCCAAGGCCTCCAGTGGACCTCGCAAGTTCTCGTCCTGGCAGGCCTCGACGCCGTCATAGTACTGCCGTGCGTCGCCCTCACCGGTGGCGTTCATGCCTGCCGCGCCGCGCCCGTAGAGCAGCGCGACGGGAATTCCCACCTCGGAACTCACGCGCATCATGCTGCGGTCGAGCACGTCGGCCACACCTGCGAACTCCAGCTTGTCGCGGGAGTATTCCTCGTTGTCTCCCAGGATCACGCCGTTCAGGACGCTCTTGGAGAGCTCCAGGTTCTGCATCCGCTGCTGGATCGCGTCGTAGTCCTTTGAAAGGAGCAGCTTTTTCAAGTTGTCGATCTTGTACTTGCCAATCACCGACTCTTTCATCAGGTTCGTGACCGCGTTCCACGAAAGCCCCATGTCGGAGATGGCCTGGAACGCCGCCTGGACGATCCCAAAGCCCCAGTAGCGCCGGTACACATCCATGCCCGGGTAAATGCGGCTGGGCGTCTGGTGGCCCCTCCATTCGATTACACGGGACCAGTGGACGGTGTACGGAGGCCCGTAGACGCGCCGAATGGTGAAATACGTGGGCAATTCGTAGCGTGGAGACAGCGGATCGGTGTCAATGTCCGTGGGAAGGATCCAGATCTCCTCCGCCGAGTGCGTGCGCATCGAGACGATCGACTGCGGCTTCTTCGCGTTGAACTTGAACGGGGCCTGCAGCGGCATCCCGTCGTCCCAGATCAGGATCGTGAGCGCGCCGCCGTAGAGCCGCACCCACTGGAGCGCCTCACGGAAGTTCTTCTGCACCCCGATGCGGTGCATCTCCTTGGCGATCTTCCCGTCCGCGTCACCGTCGAAGTCCCACCCGGCGCGCGTGGCGTCGGCTGCGGGCAAGTCCACGATCCGCTTCACCAGTCCGTCGCCGATGTGAAGTGCCGCAAGCTCCGGGTACGTGAGCAGGCTGGGCGGCGTGACCTGATTCGCCGTCGTCGGGTCGCGCCCTACGACCCCCATGCCGGTCACGAAGTTGCGGAAGCTGTCAGCATGCTGCTTGACCTCCATCACGATCGTGGTCAGAGCCTGCGGGATACGCTGGGCAAGTGTAGGGACGCGCTGCATAGCCTTGGCCGCTTGGGCCTGCTCCTGCCGGATGTCGTGGATGTCCTGTTCTTTGGCCATGCGTGGCTCCTTGCGATTACCGATCAGGATTTCAGAAGCGTCTTCACGGCTGGCCTTTCAAAGAGGGGCGGGGAGGGCTGTGACGATCAGCTGCCAACCTTGCGCCGGCGTAAAGTACCACAGCCCCGGCGCGTCAGTTGGGCGTCCTTCGGCGGACTCTACCGCTGGGGCGTACGCTTGGATTTCTGCGGTCGTGCCGATGCACAGTTCCCGAAGCTGGGGGAAAGTGCCTGATCGGATGATTCTGATTCCCATGGGGGCTCCTACGTGAACATGGTCCTGTCGATGTCGGTCTCTTCGTCGAAGAACACCTCTCGCAAGAGGCTCGCAGCCGAGTCCGGCGCGTCGTCCGGCTCCGCATCTTCGACGTAGTCGCAGATCTGGGCCAGCGCCTCCGGGTCGGAGTCCTGCGCCCAGACGATCTTGTGCCAGAAGTGCCCAAGGTAGTTGTGGATTTTCTTGTGCTTGTTCTGGCTCTCGTGGTAATTCTCGGTCGAGAGCCATTTCGAGGTGCCGAAGTACTCGAAAAGGCGGGCCAGCATGCCTTTGTCGCCGTTGTCCTCCATGAAAAGCTCGTGGCAGCCTCTGTGCTCGAGCTCCCAGCGAATCGAGGCCATGTGGGACTCGGCGGAGCCCTGCCAGACCTTGATCCACATCTGCACGCGTCCGTCCAGGGTCCTGGAGGCGACCGTGAGCGCCGTCGTGTCCCGACCACCGTAGGCGGCGTCCAGATGCGCGACCTTCCGCAGCTTGTTGGACTCCCAGCGCCCCATGTGGGGGTCGGTGAACATCAAATTGTCGCCGTTGACGTGCTCGAGCAGATAGTTGGCCGCCCACATGGAGGAGGTCATCGAGAGACGCTTCTCCTCGATCTGCTCGGGGGTAAAAATGCCGGTGGAGAACACGTCGTACTTCATGGGGGTGGGAAGGATGTCCCACGCGTCTTCCTTGTGCCAGGGCGTGCCGACGGCGCGGAGGAACTTCCCCGGGTCCAAGATGTTCGTCATGATTTCTTGGAGATTGACGCGGGTGCGCTCACGCTTGGCTCGGGAGAATCGATCGTTGATCGTGATCGCGTCGTCCACCAGGATGTCGTCGAAGTGGTTGCCCGTGGGGACGGTGTCCACGCCGTAGGCGGTGAGCGACCCTTCCTTCGTGATCGTGCCCTTGAACGTCCAGTCGATCCGGCCGTCCTTCGAGGTCGTGGTCTCCGGGTAGTGCCCGTGAAAGGCGCGGAACAACTCCTGAATCGCCTCGTGCTGCATGTAGAGCCCGATGGTCTTCAGCGTGTCGTTGGCGGTCGACCACGTCTCGCGGATGAGTGCGATTCGATGGTCGGGGCGCAGCAGAAGCCTGCGGACGACGCCGATCTCGGTGAGGGCCGTGGTCTTGTACGCATTACGGTGGGCCTGGAGGGATGTGTGCCTGTCCGGGTTCCACAGGGAGTGGATCCAGTCGGAGTGCATGGTGGTGAGCTTGGTCTTTCCAACCAGGTGCCCGATCAGGTGGGGGTACTTGGCGAGCTTCCGAAGCTGGTCGGGGGAGTAGAAGTCGCACCTCATACCGACAGGCCTCCCGCCTCCTCGAAGACGCGGTGGACTTCCCGGCGCGTCTCCTCGGAAACACCACGGCTGCGCCCGACGTCTTCGCCACGGTACTTGGCGCGGTTGGCCTTCAGGACTTCCTTGAGCAAACCCCCATCGTACTTCGTGACGTAGCCTGCAAGTCCACCGTCCTTGGTGAACACGGGCTCATCCCAGCCGACGATCCCTCGCGAAAACGCTGCGTCCTCCGCGACATCGATCCCGATGTCCCATGCCTGGGCGAGCTTGCGGGAGAAGTCGGGGTCCTGCTCGGCTCGGTCCCGAATGCCCTGTGCGGTGAGCCCGGTCCCCTTGAGAGCGTCGCCCTTGATGGGCATGGCGGCCAACTGCCGCAAATAGAGGTCAAAGGGGCTGGGCTTCGCAGGTGCAGGGATTTGGATCTCCGGCGCGGGGCTCGGAGACTTCTTCTTGGGCTCAGGAGATTTCTTCGAGAAGAGTCCCATGGTGGGGAGCATACTTGCTCGGCGGCGCTTTGTCAAGCGAATGACGTGCCATGCCGCAAAGTGAAAAACCAATGTTGGTTTTTGGATTTTGTACGGAATGACAGTTTTTGTCAGAGGTGAAAACTGGGTACAGGGTTGGAATGTTTTCGTAGCCTACGTTACTTTGCGATGGTGGATTTCTGCTCTAGGAGCCGAGGAATCTAAGTTACTCAGCAATAGCGGATTTCTGGTTTTGCAGGTAGTGGGCAGCACCTTTATTATTTCAATCCACTCCACCCAATTGTTTCACGCCGAAACTATCGATTCCGAATACCTATTCAATACATCTAGATCCAGAACTCGTCGAGCCATTGCCGAATCGATTCGAACGTGATTCGAGCATATCAATAACCTAGATTATACATCTAGATTCCCTCGCCTGCCTCGCCTGCCTCGCCTGCCTCGCCTGCCTCGCCTGCCTCGCCTGCCTCGCCTGCCTCGCCTGCCTCGCCTGCCTCGCTGCCTGCCTGCCTGCACAGAGCACAGAGCACAGAGCACAGAGCACAGAGCACAGAGCACAGAGCACAGAGCACAGAGCACAGAAAACGGAAATACCTCTTGACTTCCCATCGGTCAGTAACGTATATTGCTTACATGAACAACACGAACACCATCGACACTCGCACAGTAGCCCAAATCATCGAGGCGCGCCGCACGATCGAATCGCTGCGCGATCGCCTGGCACGTATCGACCTGCAGCGCGCCGCTATCGATCAATTCGCCTCCCTGTTCGTCTAAACCACCAAACAATCAGGAATCCAAAATGCTCGCCCTCCTCTCCCTCGCCTTGTCCCTCTCGTCCGCTAACGTCGACTCTACGCTCCTACAGTTCCCCGACTCCACCTACTCGCCGATCGACGCCCGCGACCTCGACGACTACTGTGCCGATCAGGTTGGAGAGCTGGGAGAGGCTGCCGATAGCCTCGACGTTGCCAGGTGCCACGAGTACGATCCTACCACCTACCCACTGCCTGCCGTGTCCGGGCGTCCGTTGATCGCGCCCGCGTCCGTCACTCTCGTCACAATTCGGCCAGCTCGTCAGGAAATCGCGCCGCGGTTTGAGACGACCTGTTCAATTTCCTGCCCCGACTGAAAATAGTGCTTGCATTCCGTAGATCAGGAATGTATATTATTAACATGAGTCAGGCGACACTGACTCGCAAACAATCGGAGTGATACAATGAGCAACTACCACAAAATCGAAACCAAACTCGACAGCTCGTGCGGGATCCACGTGACGTACGTGGTGGCCGGTGCCCGCCACAGAGTGGCGCTCCCCTTCCCGCCGTCGAAAATCCTCGAGGGACGAGCACACGACAAAGTGGTGCTCGCGGCGGTGGCGCGCGGCCATCGCCCTGGGAGGGCCTTCATCCGCGAGCTCGGCCTGGCCCTCGCCCAGTGCGAACTCGACTGGCCCGGCGACCGTGCGGCGATCCTGGAGGGCTCCTACACCCGGCGAAAATAGCGCGTACATTCCGTCGATCAGGAATACAGATTACTAACGTGCGTCAGACGACACTGACTCGCAAACAATCGGAGATCAAACAATGGACCTCAAAACCGCCATAAACTACGTGACCCAATACCGCCGCAACGGTCGATCCTGCTACGTGCGCGCGGCCAACCGCGGCGCGACCGTCCTCCAAACCAACCGCGGCGCCGTCGAATTCGTCGGACGCCTACAGGTCTCGCAAAACGGACGATCGAAAACAAACTGCGTCGCCTACCTCCGTTGGCACGTTCCTGCAGGTACGGGGCGTAGGGTCCTCTCCCGCGAATTCGCCTCGCTCGTCGAGGTCTCGGAATGAACACCTCGACGCTCCCCGACATGCGCGCACGGATTTCCGGGCGCGGCTTTCCGGGCGCTTTTACGAACGTCTCGGACTCCCCGTTCCAGAAACGAGGGCCTAAAACCCCCCAGAATCGCCTCCAGGTAGCCCAAAAACCGGCGAGAGGGTCGAAGTCGGTGTCGGACACCAGATTCTACCCCCCTCGCTGATTCTAGCCCCTCCATGCCCGATTGCGGGCATTTTGAGGATCCACCACAAAACAGGAGAAATACCCTTGAAACTTGCAACCCTCTTGATTATCGCCCTTTCGACCCTCGCCACCGCGGCAAAGCCCGCGCACTCGGTCAACGTCAACACGGCGCCGGCCGATTCTCTCGCCTCCGCTCTCCCAGGAGTCGGCCCGGCGACCGCCGCGCGAATCGTTGACGCGCGGCCGTTTCGCACTTGTCAGGACCTGACAGAAAATGTCGTAGGAATCGGAGCAAAGCGGATTGACAAAATTTGTCCGCTTCTGGTTTTCTGATTCCACCGGCTGACGGATTCTGGTTTTAGGGTCGCCCTTCGTTGGGTGGCCCCCTTTCTTTTTGCTTGGAGGCGCGATAGATACTGGTTTTGTGGGAGAAACCTGCCAACTAAGGAAGGTCGGAAATCTACACAATGGGAGCGGAAACGATCAGGCAGAGGCAGCGCCGAAACCGTGGTACCTATCTACTATCAAATAATGTTTATCGAAAATTTGAAAGAGAGAAAAAATAAGAAGGAGAGAAATAGGGGAAATAGGGGGGAGAGAAAAAACGGGCAACATTACTGGATAGCGATGACCCTCACCGCTCAAACCCGCACTCCATCTACGTTTCCGGGCGGCATTTACAGAAATACCATCCTCGCTAGTCGTCGAGTAACCGCAAAAACTGCGCCCCTCACTGCCCCGCGCGCTTTTTGTTGCTACTTTCAAACCTGATCGAGGGGTGAAGCCGGCAAAGGGCCGAAACCACCGAAACCAGGGACCTAGTATGCCGACCACAAAAGCTAGGAGGCTACCCTCCACCGCCTCCGCCGTCGCTCTTTCCGTCGCAGCCA